TAGCAGACGGAATAGATAAGGCAGCGAAAAAGACAGAAGACTTAGCACAAGCCACAGACAAAGTAGACGGCGGTATGAAAAAGGCGTCCGGTGGCGTCAAGAAATTAGCCGTAGGATTCGGAACTTTAGCAAAAGCTAGTGGTATAATCTTTATAATAAATAAAGCATTCGAAGCCTTCCAAGAGGTCGCAAGTAAAAATCAAACTGTACTAGACGGCTTCCGAGTAGCGACTGAAATGGTAAGTATAGCTTTTAACGATCTGTTTAAGTTTATACAAAGTAACGTTGGAGCAGTTACAGGATTCTTTAAAGAACTATTCGAAAATCCTGTTGAGAAAATTAAGGAAATGCGCGACGCTATTAAGGAAGGTATTATTGACCGATTTAATCAATTAAAAGAAGTTCTAGGACTTGTAGGAAAAGCTTTTGGTCAATTAATAAAAGGCGAATTTTCGGCAGCGTTTGACACTATAAAAGAAGCCGGAAAAGAATCAGTTGACGTTATAACGGGCGTAGACGGGAGTTTTGAGCAAGTTAAGGAAACTATTAAAGATACAGTAGAAGCCGTTAAAGACTACACGAAATCAACATACGACCAAGCTAAGGCATTAGTAGAAAGCGAAAAAGCAGCGAACAGAGCAGCGGTCGAATTTGCTAAATTAAATGCGGACTTTTTAAAACAAGCGGAAGAACAAAGACAGATTAGAGACGACGAAACTAAGACCTTCGCGGAACGTATTGAAGCGAATAATAAACTAAACGAAATACTTGCACAACAACAAGAGTTACAAAGAGACGCTATACAAAAACAAATAGATTACGCACAAGCGCAGTATGATATAAACGCGAGTGAAGAGAATTATATAGCATTACAAGAAGCGAAGGTACAAATGCTCGAATTAGAAGAAACCATAACCGGTCAATTATCCGAGCAAAAAACGAACGCAGTATCTTTAGCAAAAGAATTACAAGAAGCAGAAAACGAATTAGCTTTAGTAGGGAAAACAAATAGAGAATTAGAACTTGCTGAATTAAGACAAACTTATGACGCAAAATTAGAATTAGCAAGAAAAGCTGGGGTTGATACATTAGCAATAGAAGAGGAATTTTTAGCTAAAGAAAAAGAAATAAATGACGCATACGACGAAGAGGAATTAGCAAAAGCTAAGGAAATAGCTGACGCTAAAAGACAGATTGCATACGATATGCTTAACGCAATAGCCGAAAATTTACAAGCGTCTTTAGACTTTCAAGCAGAAGCAATAGAAGAGAATTACGAAAAAGAAACGGAGTCTGTAAATAATAGATATGATAAACAAATTGAAGCAGCTAAACAAGCCGGAAAAAGTACAGTCGAATTAGAAAAAGCGAAAGAACGAGAACAGAAAAAAATAGATAAAAAAGCCGAAAAAGACAGAATAAAAAACGCAAAGGCACAGAAAAAATTACAAGTAGCTATGGCTACAATAGAAACCTTTAAGTCTGCAACGGCAGCCTTTTCTGCTTTAGCACCGATACCGGTAGTTGGTCCCGCTTTAGGTATTGCAGCCGCAGCTGCAGCGGTGGTAGCAGGATTAGCTAATGTTCGTAAAATATTAAAACAAGATGTAGGAGGAGGTGCCGGAGGTGGTGGTGGCGAATCCGGAGGAGGAAGCGGAGGAGGTGCACCGGCTACTGCACAACCACAAGCACCCGCTCCAAGTATGATGTCCGGTAAATTTGAATTAGGAGGAGCAATAAAACCGGAACCTGTTAAAGCGTTTGTAGTAACAGATGAGATGACAGATTCACAAAATCAGTTAGAAGGAATTAGAAAAGAATCAACATTATAAAATCAAATAAATTAACTAAATAAATATTATATAATATGACGTGTCCAAAATGTAACTTAGAAAAAGAATGTGAATACGAAACACAAGAAGAGTGTATTAACGCAAATAAAACCGAGAAATAATGAACGAAAAACCAACCCCATTAGCTTTTGCGACTTTCGAAGAGTTTAAAAAAGCAGAAGCAGAATACAATAAAAATATAGAGACTAAATTAACCGCAAAAGTAAAAGTCGAGTTAAGTCTTGCAAAAGATATTAGCGCACTAACAGACGAATTAGACAAAGAGTTTGATATTTCTATTGATTTAATTAATGACGGCGAAAAAAGACTTGAAGAATTAGCAAGAGCAAGAGATATTGCAGAATCTGTTTCGGAAGAAATAGAATTACAAAGAGATTTAAACGAAAGAGATGTAAATGCAGCGGAAAAACTAATTGCAGAAGCCGAAAAGATAACAGACAATTTAGGTATTGCAGTAGACGATTTACCAGGATTTGTAGAATTAGAAGACAAAATGATAGAGCTAAGAAACATAACAGAAGACTTAGAAAGAGTCGAGTCAGAATTAGATGACGTAATAGGTCGATAATATGAAAAATACAAAAATAGTAGAATTAGTAATCGAGGACGAATCTGAATCATTAGCAATTGACGCTATAAGTTTAGTATCGGCACCGGCTATTGAGCAAGACTTTGTATTTTTTGGAAAAGAAAAAGAAAAGCTAACTTTCGCAAAATTAGATAAGGAAAAACGTATGCTTGTAAGTCCGGCACTTATACCGAACAAACAGATATTTAGATACGACGCTAATTTAGACCAAGAATACTATGTTTACTTTAGTCCGGACACAGTTAGAAAAGCGTCAGAATTATATTTAAAACATAATAATCATCATAAAGCGACTTACGAACATCAAGACAGAGTAGCCGGAGTTCTTACAACCGAGTCTTGGATTATAGAAAATCCTAAAATGGATAAGTCTAAATTGTACGGATTCGATTTACCAAAAGGAACGTGGATGGTCAAAATGAAAATCGAGAATGACGAATTATGGAACAAAATAAAAGAAGGCGAACTCAAAGGATTGAGCATAGAAGGTTATTTTGTAGATAAAATGCAAAAGATGTCAGAGAAAAAACCGACAGATCTAGAAATTTTAGAAGCACTTAACGAAATAATACGCGAGTTTAAAAAATCAAATGAATAAATAAAATTTATATTATATACTGTACACAATAAAAAAAAATCATAATATTATGGATATTAAAGAACAAATATTAGTAGCATTAGGTCTAAATAAAGCAGAAGAAATTAAATTAGAATTTCAAGCTAAGACCGAAGACGGCACAATCGTTGTTTCTACGGCAGACGAATTAGCGTCCGGAGTAGATATTTCTGTATTAACTGAAGACGGCACAACAATACCATTACCACCTGGCACATATAAGCTCGATACGGGCGTTGCTTTTATTGTAGAAGAGGAAGGTAAGGTGTCGGAAGTTATGGAAGCAGAAGAAACCGAAGCAGAGGAAGAGGAAGAAAAAGAAGAAATGGCAAAAGAAGACGAAGAAAAAGAGTATGAAGAGGAAGAAAAAGAAATGGCTGACTACGATTTCGAGGAAGTAGAAAAGAGACTTGCAAAATTAGAAGAGGAAATTGAAGAACTAAAAAAGAAGGAGTATGGCGACAAAGAAAAAGAAGAGGAAATGTCAGAAGCACTTCCGGAGCCAAGCGATAAACCTCGCACTAAAACTACAAAAACAACAGAAACAATAGAATTTAGCATAGAGGAATTAAAAGCAGAAAACGAAAGGTTAAGAGCTAAATTAGACAAAAGTCCCGCAGACGCGCCCATAACGACTAAGAAGACCGGTTCTGCAAGAGTTAGTTTATCGAAAAGAGACTACAATCGACTAAACAAAAATGAAAAATTTTTATACAACTTAAATAAATTATAATTAAACAATATTAAAAAATGGCAACAACATTCTCAACATCAAGTAACTTCACAGGAAAAGCAGCCGGATTCTACATTTCCGCTGCACTCAAAGAAGCGAATAGTTTACAGTACTTAACTTCGATTGAAAATATCAAGTTTAAGTCGAACTTACAAAAAATGGCAGCTAGTGACGTAGTAAAAGACGCGAACTGTAACTTTGACCCACAAGGGACATTGGCTCTAACAGAGACTCAATTAGTACCTAAGAATCTACAAGTAAATATGGATTTATGCAAGGATACATTATTAAGCTCTTGGGAGGCGTTACAAATGAGAGCAGGAGCGGGAGCACCTCCACCGGCTAGTTTCACAGACTATGTAATATCTTACTTAGGTGGAATCATAGCAGAACAAGTAGAAAATAATATATGGTCAGGACAAGGCGCTTCAGCAGGAGAGTTTGAAGGACTTACAACGGCAACTACAGGAGCGTTCGCGGTAGCAGGTAACACTCAAAATGT